CTTCTATGGGCATAATCCCATAGAAGATTCATTGAATTATTTGGCATACTTATTAGGTTGATCAACCTCACTAAGTATGATACTTAGTGTAGGTTAAACAAACCTTTTAGTAAATTAAATAGTTTGAAGCTTTATTATTCGGCCTTGATATTTGGCCGTCCTTTTTAGGACTTAAAATATCGCCCCTTTATGTATATATGTATATTATTATTAGCAACAGTAGTTGCTCTTTACAGACTTATAATGTCTATAAACTTAATTTATAAAAATAATGTGCAAAAATCAGAACGATGGTATCCACACTGTGGTGGAATCCATGTCCTCATTAACATTGAGGGAAATATATTACTAATGTAACGAAGTGTTACCCATACTTATTTGTATGGCAACTCCTAATGGAGTAGATTTAAAGCTGTAATCAACAGATTTAATTTGTTTTTGTCGTTCAAATGAAAAACGACTTTCGGATAATTTGTACGCGCAACATCGCGCCTAGGTAAAACCCTGATCCGACAGGTGAGACTAGAATGATGACCGTAAAAATGTTTACAACACCCGCAACAGTGAAATGTTGCAAAAATGCCTACGAGATTGTTGGTCAAATCTCACGCACATTTGATGTGCACAATTGCTTAATGCAAGAAACCGTCACTAATTGTAGTGACAACATTAGCACAGCAACTCGCGAGCTGTGCTCTAAATTGAATATACCATTAAATTTAGATATTACACGCGAGATTGAAGGGTTGGTGGCCTTGGCCATCACCCTTCGTGGTTGCAAGACTTATACGTCTTGCGCTAGTGCTATATTTTTATATGCACGTAGTTATTATTCAGGTTCTATTTGTAATCAGTTGAAAGAATACATTTATGAAATATTAGCTATTGAGCCACAATCAGGAGATGAGAAACAAATTGACAACGAATACGTGTCCTTTATGCAGAGTATCCAAGATAATTGGAATGTTTGCAAAAGTAACAAATTGTTTTCTAATTTATCCAAGATTACTGGGCTCTTAGTCACATTGAATTTATGTAAGGCATCAGCTTTGACAATGTCAGTTAGCGATTTTAAATTGTTTGAACCAGATTTAGCTTTAGTACATAGTAAAACAACTGATATTGTTGATGTTGTTTTGTCTACTGTTACGTATTTTGTTGAAGCAATTTATATGTCCATTAAGACAAAATCCCTTAAACCATTTCTATATGATAGTAAAAGTGCAGTTGAACTCGATGAAGAGTTTGCTAACATATTGTTATGGTGGGATTTAGTTAAGAATGGCAATTTAGAACGTGTCGCCAATGTAACAGAATCAGAATTTGATATAAGATTAGAACGTTTGTGTACCAAAGTTAAACCATTAGTTACTGCAGCAAAAGGATTGGAACGTAAGATAATGTCAGACCGTCATATGAAATTACTTGGTATTAAGAATGATTATATTACTCTTAAAATTAGTAGTGGTGTTAGACGATCACCCTTCGCAATTGAGCTTTACGGTGAATCAAGCCAAGGTAAAACGACATTTGGTGACCAAATAGTCGATGCTTTATTGTGTAGTGCTGGTTTACCTATGGGTAAAGAATACCGCGCTTCATATAATCCTAGTGATAAGTATATGTCTAATTGGGCCACTAATAAACAAGTTTTATTTATGGATGATGTGTCTAATGACAAAGCTGATTTTGTTGAGCGTCCTCCAACACGTGTTATAATTGATGTTTGCAATAATCAGCCATACTATGCCAATATGGCTGATTTGGAAAGCAAAGGTAAAGTTTTTGTTGAACCTGCCCTTGCTATTGTTAACACCAATGTTAAACATTTGGATGCTCATGTATATTCGAATTGTCCTTATTCCATTCAAAGACGTATGAATGCTGTTATTACTGTTAAAGCTAAACCTCAATACCAATATATAGTGGATGGTAAACCACAAGGTATTGATGCTAGTAAAATTAGAAATGAATATGCAGATAAGGGTATTTCACCTACATTTGATGACATTTGGGTTTTAACAGTTGAGAAGGCTAGACAACCTCATGATATTGGTGATCTCGCAAAATACTTGCCAATTTCTTATAAGGGACAATTGCTTAAAGATGTATCTTTTAGAGTGGTAGTTCAATATTTAATAGATGAATTTAAACGTCATAGATTAGATCAAGATTGCATTTTGTCTCGTATGAGAGAACGCTCTCAGGAAGTGAGACAATGTGGTGTTGATGGTTGTAATCAGATGCATGGATATTGTGATAAGCATTGTGATTCCATGGAGAATCAATGGGGTGAGGAAATTACCCTTAATGCAATGCAAGTTTTCAATACCATGTATAATAATTATTATTATAGTGTTTTGTCTGATATTATTACACCTAACACAAGTATTGATTCTTTTTGTCGTTATGTTTATGGTTGCGTTAATTTGTCGTCATTTTTGAAATTATATAAATTAATGTCATCAATTTGGTTCGTATTTATTCTCTTTAGCTGCTTTATTTGTAATAGATCAACTCCATATTTGTTCGTTTTATATATTTGTGTGCAATTTTGGTTGCGCACAATTTTGTTTAATTACAAATATAATTATGTGTTGCGTAATTGTACTCTGAGTGATATAGTTAATTCTATGAAGCGTAAATATGTAAGTATGGCTTGTGCTTCGAGCGCGGTCATAGCAGTTATTTATGCTTGTGCTTATATGTACAAGAGTTATAATTCATTTAAACAACAAGCAAATTTGGAGCCTGTTACACTTGAGCAAATTGAGAAGAGAGATGCTGAAGAATCGCCTTGGACTAAAGTTACACAACGTTCTTTACCAGTGTCTGAAGTTAGTTTAACAACAGCCACTGATGATTTATTGAAAGTAGTTTCTCGTAATTTGGTTTATGGTTCTGTGGTTGCAGGAGATAAAGTTATGATGGTTAACGGATTATATCTTAAGTCAAATGTTGTAATTATACCAAGTCATTATTTTACTGAACGTAGCTTAGTTGTTACTTTCAGGAAAAACAATCCACAATCATGTGGTGGTAAATTTACAACTACTTTGGCTAAGAGTACATCTTTTCGTATACCTAATACTGATTTTATGCTTTGTTATACACCAAATGGCGGTTCATTTCGGGATTTGACACGTTGGTTTCCACTAACCAATATGCCGGCCTCGCAATTTACAGCACTTTGGAGATCAAAGGATGGTGAGAATATGAATATTTATGGTCTCACCAGTCCTTGTATGACGAGTAATGGTGTTTGCAAATTTGCTGGTGGTGTTTACGCTAATTTATCTATAGATACTTTTAAAGGTATGTGTGGTGCTACTTTGGTTTCACATGGTAAAGCTGCTTCTATTATTGGATTACATTTGGGCGGTCGTACTGGTACGAAGAAAGGTTGTTATGGTTGTATTACGCAATCACAAATTGCAACCGCTTTGACTAGATTGCGTCACATGGAATCCGTGATGATAACTGGCTCAGCTGAACAATTTGAGAAGCAGGTATTATCTGTAGATGTGTTAACTGAGCAGCCATTGCATCCCAAATCAGCTGTCAATTACATGCCACATGATTCACAGGTTGAGTATTTAGGATCCTGTATTGGACGTGCAGCATCGGTAACAAGTGTACAAGTTACACCTATTAGTGAAATAGTTACTGAAGTTACAGGCGTTGCCAATAAATGGGGACCACCTAAATTTAAGCCTGATTGGTTTGGTTGGCAGGAATGTTTATCTAATTTGTCTAACCCAGCTAAACCTTATGATCATAATTTACTTAATATTTGTATTGGTGATTATAAGGAGCCATTGATTAGATTGGCCAAATCGAAAATGTGGAACGATATGCGTCCATTAACAAATTTGGAAAATTGCTGTGGAATACCGGGAAAGAAATTTGTTGACGCGATTCAATTAGATACATCTATTGGATATCCTTTAACAGGGCCTAAGCGTAATTACATAGTTAAATTGGAACCCACGGATGATTATTCAGAACCATGGAAGTTTAATGATCTCATAATGAAGGAAATAAATAGATGTGAGGATTGTTATTTGAATGGTCAAAGAGCTTACTGTATAGCTAAAGCATGTAAGAAGGATGAAGTTTTGGCAAAAGATAAATGCCGTATATTTTATAGTAATCCGATAGCTTTAACATTTTTGATTCGTAAGTATTATTTGCCTTTAATTCGATTTTTACAAATGAACCCTTTATTGAGTGAGTGTGCTGTAGGTATTAATAGTCATGGACCTGAATGGGATCAATTTCACAAATTTGTAACACACTTTGGTACAGATAGAATCATTGGTGGTGATTATGGTAAGTATGATCAAAAGATTCCTTCACAATTATTATTAGCGTCATTACGAATATTATTGGATATAGCCAAGGTTTGTGATTATAAAGCAGATGACTTGAAAATCATGGAAGCTATGGCTGGTGATATAGTTTATGCTGTAATTGCGTTCAATGGTGATTTAATTGGTTTAACAGAAGGTACTCATATTTCGGGTAATTCCTTGACTGTTGTATTGAATGGTATTTGTGGTTCATTGAATCAAAGAGCTTATTTCTTTACATTATTTGATTCTAGTTATACGTTTCGTGATAAGGTTAAACTTATGACGTACGGTGATGATAATATTGGTTCAGTGAGTGATGATATACCTATATTTGGTATTCAAGGTTTATCTCGATTTTTGGGTCAGTATGGACAAATTTATACTATGCCTGATAAGGAAAGTGAATTGACAAGGTTTTTACCATATGATCAATTTGAATTTCTTAAAAGGAAAAGTGTTTATTGTCCAGATAAGGGCTGTTATATTGGTGCTTTAGCTGATAAGTCTATATTCAAAATGTTGCATTGTTATATGCGTGATAAACATACACTTGATACACCTGAGTTGGCTTGTGCCAAAAATATAGACACTGCGTTACGAGAGTGGCGCAATCATGGTCGTGCCGTTTATGAATGGCGACGCGATCATATGAAGGACATTGCATCTAGATCAAATATGTTCCATTTGTGCACACAATTGGACGTTGATTATGATGCAGCTGTCGAGGAGTGGAAATGTAAGTATATTTCCAATTATGAGGGCCATCATCAACCCTTACAAAATGATGAAAGCAGTAATTTCTCTGCTTGTGGAACATAGCAAAAGAAATTGTGTGTATTGGATACCATGTCATACGAAAATATTTCGTAGCCGTATGATATAGGCTTGCACACAAGGTTTAGGGGTTTTTACCTCGGTCTTGCCAACCAACAACGAAATCAAGCTATTGCGTAATGAGTGTCGCGTGGTAGCTTGTAAAAATACCGCACTTACTAATTCTTATAAAATATCAATGAGAACCCTCCGTAGATCGCAAAAATTATTACGGGAAAGAGGATTGGAACATTTTTGCACGAAAATCCCTAGTAATAAGTATGCCAGAAGAGAATACTTCTGGCAAACTATTAATAGGGCGAAGTTTACAAATGTCGTAGATCAGATTGAGTCAGGTTTTGAACCACAATCTGCGATATTTGAAACTGTACAACCACTTAGTCCACTTGATTGTGTGGCTAAAGAATTAGATGATTACAGTCATCGTCTAATGAAAATGCCTATTGTATATCCTATCACATTTAGTGATGATTTGGAAAAGCATTGTGGTGATGAAGTGACTGTGGACGATGTATTGGATCAATATGAGTTTACTGATTTTGATCCCAGTACGTTAGTTCCAGACCCTACCATTGGCAGTTGGTACATTAGTAAATTAACTAATGGACCTATTTTAACACGCTTGGGCATGAGTCGTTATAGACATGCCATGGCGGATTTCGAGATGGCGGGTCAAATACCATTGGTTACTTATCTTGTTAATTTTCAAGATGCTGTAGCGATGGTAGTTTTGCTGGAAGAGTTTTATGAACCACATTCTGGACCAGCAGACGCAACTATTGGTGACAATGGATTGCAAACACATACAGATAATCAACAAATAACTTTTGGAGATTCCGATGCCGGATATAATTACCATATTGAAGATTTTGTTGATGATGTTCGCAAGTCACGTGATGAACGTGTAGCTATGTTTAAGGACTTCCTTAAGAGACCAATTAGATTGAATGCTTATAATTGGCCTGTAGGGAGTGATTTTTCAGCAGATATTAATCCTTGGGATGATTATTTGGCGAATAACACTCGTATTAATAATAGGATATCATTCTTTAATATTGTACGTGGTAAATTATGTGTTAAGTTTGTTGTTAGTGGTACAGGATTTCATTATGGACGTATTTTGGTAAGTTACATGCCATTACACCGATATGATGATTTGTCAGGATTTTCAAATCTTATACCTGAGAATATTGTGCAACAATCTCAATTGCCGCATATATTTATTAATCCAACAACATCTAGTGGTGGTACTATGTGTTTGCCATTTTTCTTTCATGAAGATTATGCTAATATTACTTTGCGTGATTGGTTGGAACTTGGTAATTTACAGGTTCGATCAGTAGGTAATTTGAAGCATGCTAATGGTGCTAATGATAACGTATCCATTATGGTTTTCGCTTGGATGGAAGATATTGAAGTATCTGTACCTACATCAGTTGATGCAGCCAATTTGGCACCACAAGATGGTTTTGAACCACATAGTGGTACTGAGCAGGATGAGGCAAATAAAGAAGGTATGATTTCTGGACCTGCCACTAAAATAGCGGGTATGGCATCAGCTATGTCATCAGTTCCTGTTATAGGGCCTTATGCATCGGCTACTAGTACAGTAGCTTCGTCAGTGGCTTCTATAGCAAAAGTTTTGGGACTTAGTCGTCCTAATCAAACTAAGAATGTTGAGCCATTTAAACCAGAAGTTGTATCATCTTTGTCTTTAACTACAGTACCAGATAGATCAGCAAAAATCACCGTCGATGATAAACAGGAATTAACTATTGATCCTCGTATATCTGGTGTTGGTGGTTCTGATCCTTTGGATATTAAGGCGATTGCACAGAAGGAAAGTTATTTGACAAATTTTCTGTGGGCAAAATCATCTAATATCAATGATGTATTGTTTCAATCTCGTGTTCAGCCATGCATGTTTGCTGAAAGCGCTGTAGATGTATATCATTTGACATCATTGGGTTTTGTATCATTACCTTTTAAATATTGGACAGGCACATTGAAATTTAGGTTTCAAATTGTTTGTTCTGCATATCATAAAGGTAGACTAAAGTTTACGTATGATCCTAATTATATTAACTTTGATGTTAATGATGATTATGCCACCAATTATAGTCAGATTATCGATATTTCGCATACACAAGATTTTACTATTTCTATTACACCTGGTCAAGCCACTACTTTAATGAAGATGGCGAAACCAGGATTTTATGTGCAAAACGATATTTTTACTGGTTTTGATGGTATTACACCTGTGACACGTTACAATACTAAGGAAAAGTATGTTGGCAATGGAGTTGTAGAAATTTCTGTTATTAATGAATTGACTACACCTAACTCAACAACTAATAATGATGTTCAGATTAATGTTTACGTTAGTGCTGGAGATGATTTTGAAGTATTTGTACCAACAAATGATATCAATGACTATGAGTTTATCCCTCTTGGTTTTGATGCACAAAGTGGTGTGGAAGTTAATGCTGATGCTATTGGCACTAAAAGTCAATTGGATAAACCTTTGCAGGATGATTACAATGAATTTGGATTACATAAGTCTAATCCAAAATTGAATGAAATTTATACTGGAGAGCGTATAACCAATTTACGTCCATTACTTAAGAGATTTACTAAATGGCGTTCTGTCACCACAACATCAGGCGTTCTTGCTGGTTTACCATATGAAGCAGATGTTAGTTTACCATGTTTTCCACCTATTAAAGGTGATTATACTGGTGCACTAGATGCTTCTACTGGTTCAACATCAGGTTTTTACTCATATGTCAATATGACCTTTCTACAATATATTGTAGCTGGTTTTCAAGGACATAGAGGGTCTGTGCGGTGGAAGATTGTACCGCATAATACTGAAGTTAGGGCTAATTGGCTCAAAATGCAGCGAGAGTTTGACGATGATGGTTCTCCTTCATATGGTGTTGTCATTTCAAATGGAAAGTTTCTGTTGAGTAATAATCCTCCAGGCTTTGCAAGAGATGCAGTTATCAATGAACCGACATATTTGTCTGGTGGTTTAGTAACACATGGTATGGTTAATAGTGCAATGGAGTTTGAATTACCTTATCAAAACCAATTGCGATTCCATCCTGGCAAACGCTTGGATTGGACAGCTGTTGATGAAGAAAGGTATGCTACACAACCTCGTATTGATATCACAATGGATTTGATTTCAAAAGGAGATATGACAGGAGCTAATCTTCGTGGTAATTATCTTGACTTTCTTGTTGCTGGTGGTGAAGATTATCAATGCTACTTTTTCACTGGCTTACCACCAATCAGGTTTAGACCTGTACCCCCCGCGGTTTAATACCGCAAAATAAATAAAATACACCTCTGTGACCGAGGTGGGCGTCGAAAGGCGACCAGGCTTTAGCCGAATGAAATTATG